CCATTTTTAGCTCGCCAAGCATTCTCTCTTTTGTTCTCACACTTGTAGCATAAGTTTCTTCTACCGTGAGTGTGTCTATCACATTTTACAAATAGATTTAATTCTTCCTCAGTGTTTGCAGTAAGATTACAATCTTTACAGGTTCTTAGTGCGTCTGTTGCCACGATTTACCTACCTTGTATTCACCGTCCAATGGACAGTTTAAGTTAAAAGATTTACCTGCTTTGACAATAGCTCCTACCGCTAGACCACCAAAGAAATCAGCTTGGTCATCTCTGACTTCACACTGAAACTCATCGTGCACATTCAATACAAACTTATAATCTATATTGTATTGTTTAGCATAGCTATCTAGTAATACCAACGCTTTCTTCATAACAACTGCACCCGCACTCTGTAGTAGAGTGTTGAGTGCTGAGTGTTCAGAGCGTATGTGTAGCTTTCTACCGTCTAGTCCTGTTACCCACCCCTTCTTACTGGAGTCCGCAACCTGACTACGCAAGTGTCTCAACGCAGGAGTATTATTAAGAAAGTTTTTCTTAAGTAAACGACCACGCTTTGCACCACCTCCCGCTACCTCACCTATCTTAGTATCTCCTGCTCCGTATAGGAACGCATAGATAAAAGTCTTGGCTTGGTCTCTGGTCTGTAGTCCTGCTGACTTCTGATTAGCACTGTGTATGTCACCGTTAAGTATCTCATTGGTGTATGCTTCATCGTTCATATAGTGGGCGAGCATTCTAAGCTCTAGTCCACTAGCGTCACAACCTACAAGACTGTATCCATTAGGGACAGTCCATAGTTCACGACAGTCAGCACCATATCCACCCTCGAAACCCCACAAGATGCTTCCATCTTTAGCGTGCTTAGTCGCGGGGACTTGAGCACAGTTAGGTTTAGAGTGTGTCATTCTACCGGTGACTGCACCGCAAGGGTTCACCCTACCGTGTACTCTACCAGTGTCTTCATTGATAGCTTCGACCCAACTCTTAACCATAGCTATACGCTTGGTCAGTGTCAAGTAATCCACAATCAATTGTGCTTCGGGTATCTTAACAGTCTTAAGTACCTTCTCATCTACTATAGGGTTTCCCTTCTCAGTAAATGATTTAGGTTTCCAACCGAAGTGCTGGAGGTACTTAGCTATCTGTTGTCGAGACCCAAGATTAAACTCAGGGTACTCGTAGTATCCCCACTTATCATCTTCGAAGTGTGCGCCCTTATCTAACTGAGCTTGATACCTCTTAGAGATACTGCCATCCTTGTTGTGTGTCTTCTCTTTAGGATGTGGTAAGTCTACCCACACAGGCAGAGGTTTAAATCTTTCGTGCACCTCATCCTCTATGTCGAGTACCTTCTCCTTCATCTCAGCGAGCAGTTCATAAGCACGCTCCTCATTCAGTACCATACCGTTGTCGGTCTGCTCTCTGATTATGTCAGCAGTCTTATGTTCTATATCTACTGCAACATTGTTGACACCGGTGTCAAGAAAATGGTGATACAAAGCCTTAGTTACCCGCACATCTTGTTGGCAGTAAGTTAACATATCGTGGCTATACTCTTCCCAACCACCTTGATAGTCATCTTTGTAGTTACCTAGTCTTTCACCCCAAGACCTTAGACTATGTCCACCATCAAGGCTAGGGTTATGTAGTCTGCTAAGTACGAGAGTGTCCCGTAGATTAAAAGCCCAATCCATCCCAGTAAGCCTACGCAAAATAGGAACATCAAAATTAATAATGTTGTGTCCCACAAGAGTGTCGACACTTTCTGATGCCAACCATTTTCGAAAAAGTCCATTGGCTTCTCCTCCTATAAAATTGTAAACAGTAGACTCACCATCATCAAGCATCGCACAAATGCAATGTACTTTGGTAGCGTTGAGTCCGTCAGTTTCTATGTCAAAAAAAGCTGTGTTCATCATCTACCTCCGTCAATCTTCCGGTGTCACTGTCATACTGTAGCTTACAAGCGGGACCAGTAAGACCTGAGAACCTATTCTTTATCACACGCAAAGTAGTTTGATTGCGAATGATAGGGTCATCGTCCTGTTGGTTACGCTCTAAGCCTATTACAATGTCAGATAACTGTGCAATTGCTGCGGAACCTCGAAGCTCTGAGAGGCTCACCTGTCCACCTTCTTCGTGAGCCCTACCTTGAGGTCTCCTGAGATGAGATATAAGGAATAAGCCTATGCCAGTCTCCTGTACTATCTTGCGGAGCTTGGTCATAATAGCATCAATAGCCTTGCGCTCATCGAGAGAGCCATCTTGCTCGCTTACAACGATAGATAAGTGGTCGAGTATAATCCACTTACAATCATAACCCTTGGCATAATTTCTAATGACATTAAGTAATGAGTCCTCTTCAATACTGCCCCAATGATTGTGTATGTATACATTCTTATCGCCGACAGCTTTCTGCCATAGTGCTTTCTTCTCTTCTTGACTCAGCTCTCTTTCATACTGAGGGATATGGATAGGAGCATTGGCTTCTATAGACATCAGACCCTTAACACTACGAGCAACCGACTCTTCCAAGTGAATGATAGCCACGCTATCGTCAGTGGTATTAAGTAAGTATGCTTCTAGTTCCTTAACGATACTGGTCTTACCCATACCTGAGCCACTTGTGATAGTAACCAACTCCTTCTCTCTAAATCCATAGGTTAGTTTGTTAAGACCCTTCCAAGGATAGTCCACAGTTAATGAGTCCTCTTCTTCCATTAAGAACTCCCAAGTATCCTTACCTCTAACAACACCTGCAGGACTGTAAGGCTCGGAAGACCACCAAGCATTGGTAAACTCTTTAACCTTTCCGTTCACTAGCATATCACTAGCGTCCTTCATAGGTAGCTTACAAACCTTGAGCTTGCCGACAGATATAATATCTTGGCAGGATTTTACCGCATCGAAACCGGCTTGGTCTTGGTCGAAACAAAGCACTACATTATCGAAAGACTCTATGTATTCTAGATTTTCTTTGATATCTCGTGACGCAGAAGACGCTCCGTTCTTAAGGGAGACCACCTGCCACTTGCCATCGAACATTTCTGAAATCGAGAGGGCGTCAATTTCGCCTTCACAGATAGTCAGATACTTACCACCGGAGCGATTAGCATTCTGTCCGAACAGACCTGAGCCTTTGTTCGTCCCTATTATTTGAAAGTCTTTAGTCGCGACAGTTCTCTCTTTATATCCGAGTAGCCTGTTGCTCTCGTTAGAGTCGTAGTATGGATAGTAATGTTTATCTATCTTACCGGTCTTGTCGTAACTAACAGTCACACCAAACTTCGATGTGATTTTAGATGATATGCGTCTGTCTTTAATTGACGCATTAGATACACCTCTCGGTGTTATTGTTTGCATAGGTTTGTCCTCCACATAATTTTGTTCACCAGTGAACTTTTTTTCATAGTGTCCACAGGCATTACAATAACCGTGACCATCAGAATAGATAGCCAAGTTATCACCTGCTCTATCCCCACCTGTATCTCTACAGGCAGGGCAGGGCTTATGTTCTACAAATGTAGAGGGGTTATGCGAAGAACTCACTTGTCTCAGAGTCTTGTGATTTGTACCCTTCGGTACGCTCGCTGACCTTAACTGCTGTTAAGTAAGTGGCAACACCGTGAGTAGGGTGTTCTTGTCCTGCTTTCCATAGTACCTCAACGACAGACTCAGCACCAAAATCGTGACCGATTGCTTCGCCATCTGCAGTTTTAATCATCTCGAAAGACAGTGGATATTTAGTAGAGAATTTGCGAGCCCTGTAAGACCCTCCATCCTCTGTCTGAATAGTACGGACTTTGACACCTGCATCTTCCAGTGCCTTAACTTCTTTGTCATCAACTGCGACAGTAAGAGTGTACTTACCAGTATCTTCACCGTTGAATTTTTCCGTGCTGTCTAGATAGACATACTTTGCTATACCTTTAGTTATCATAGTTATACCTCGAGACCTGTAGAAAAAACTTAGACTAGTAGGTCTCATAGACTAGTC